TTCTCTACTAAAGTTTGAGGTAATGAAGCATCAAGTTTTCTATCTGCATTCATTCCTAAGAAACTCATTTCAATTTTATTGTTATTTTCTATTACCATAGACCTAAATGGAGAACCATATTTTGCAGGCATTTCTGATAATCTTGCTTTATAATCCTTAAGTGTAACACATCTTTCTTGTGCACCTGAATTATATTTTACAATATACTTAATTTCTTGGGCTGATGGTGCATCTTTACCAGAAACGGCTGTACTTACATTCGTAACAGATAAAGACTGTATTACGTTACCTTTAATACGTCCATCAAGTCCAGCTACATTTCCAAACTCAAAGTTAACCGTAGTAGCTGCATTAATAGAACCAGGACCTAAGTTAGTTTCTGCTCCACCTCCAACACGATATAATATAAACATGGTCCACCCTTCTTTAGGAAGCACCCCTAACATATCATTATTAATTATCTTAGAAGCTTCATAATCAGCATAAGTAGTCTGTAAATCAGGTACATTATCATACTTTATTCCAGCGCCAAAAATAATCTTTAAATAGCCATTGTCAGTATATTCAGTGATGAATTTTTGGCTTAATGGTTTCCACTCTCCTCTATAATAACGACTTGTACGAGTAGTTCCATTTACAGTTGTTTCTGTATAATCGTCATAAATTTCTGGATTGTATCTGTCTTGTATTATGTCTGTGTTACCACTATAATTTACCTTTGTACCCCATCTGTATTGCTCTGCTAAAGAATCACACTCGAAAAAACGATATGTTGTTACTGCTTCGTTGCCCAAACGATATTCTTCCGCATCTATATAATATTCTGACATTTTTGGATTATCCGTATAATCTGATGTTTCTTTGAATATAATAGACTCAACGTTCATTACATTAGTTTCTGGAAGTACGAAATCCATAAAAGGTTGTAAATCAGAACGTGTAATAACTTTCTTATAAACACGAGTGTTACCATTTCTAGCAATCACTGTTTTCTTAATAGTGTAACTGCTTATATTACCATTCGTATCACGATTAGCTATAATTTCTCGATTAGATACACCATGTTTATTAAATTGTTCTGCAAAATTAACATCTTCGATTATTTCAAAATTATAATTACCAGCGGATACTATACTACCCATCATTAAAATTGGTGCATAATCCCAATTAGGTTGAGCAATATTTTGAGAACTTACAGGAAGAACAACACTCACTTCTACCTCACACATAGAAGCTTTTTTACCAGGAACTTTAATTCCATTAGTTCTTGCAATATTTAATAAGGTACTTTTTAAATTAGCACTATTAATATTTGTTTCTTGAAACATTCTATCTGTATGGTACGACAAATCATCACCAACAGCACTCATTAAGTCAATAAACCAAGAACCAACGCTTGAATCATTGAAATCATCTGTTATTTCTGGATAATACTTATTACTAAAATTAATAAGTTCACTTTTAATATCTTCGAAATTTCTTGCTAAATAATTAATTTTCTTCTCCATAAAAATTATAATTGTACTACCATACTATCATCAGTACTCTTATTTCCAATATTAATTGTATAATCAACTCTGACAAAAATTTCTAAATCATCGTCAACATTCTTCACTATTTGAATATCCTTTAGATTAACATTGTTAACCCATCTACTTACTGAATCTTTAATTTCATTTTTCACCGACTCCCATGTAGCAGTATCGTTAGGGTCAAATATGTATTTTATTAAATCGGTGCCAAATTCAGGATTCCTTAATCTCTGCCCTTTAGGGGTAAAGATTACATGCATAATCTGACTTTTTACTTTTCCTTTTAAAGAACTATTTAAATCAATATAAAAATTCTGAAAGTCTTGTGATGTAAAAGGATAACGAATACCTAAATATTGTTTTTTAGTCATTATTACTATATAATTTAATATCTATAATTAGTAGTGAAGCTATTTTTTATATAATAAAAAATAATGTTTTTTATTTATTTATGTAGATATAATTAAAAAAGCAGGTAATAAAAATTACCTGCTTCGTGTTTTTCAAAAGTTTAGATTGCTTTGATAAAATTTGCCATTATCATCTTTTTCCCATATAATTTGATTCTTAGAACCTCGGAAAGCTAACGTAGTATCTCTTTCCGCTTCTATATAACGTCCGTCTACCAAAACATCTATAAAAGGAAGTATATCTCCTTTATTGCACTTTTCGATGTCTTTCAGGGTAAAACCTGTATAACACCATATATCCTTTGATGGAAACCTCTTTTTAATAGTCTCACAAAGCTCCTTAACTTCTTTAAAGTAGAAGCCTAACGGGTCTCCGCCTGATAAGGTCAGTCCCTTGATATATGGCTTTTCAAGTACCCTGAATATCCTTTCTTTATCTTCATCACTAAATATTCTTCCGCTGTCTTTACTCCATGTATTTTCATTCTGACACCCTTTACATTTATGGTCACATCCAGAAACCCATAAAGTAACACGGCATCCTAAACCATTATTAATATCTGGATAACTAATTCCACTTATTTTCATAACTTTAAACTTTTAGATGGTGGTGGTTATTAGCCACCACCACATTTTTTTTAGAATTTCTTTATATGCTTTACTCTGTCATCAGATTCTTCTTGTTTGCCTGGATTGAAAGCTGACTTATAATCTCCAGTTAAATATCCAGTAACTCTTCGTAGATGAGAGATATGTGTACTTCCACAGGTAGGGCAAACATCACCTATTTCCCCACTATACCCACAATCCTCACAAGTATCAATAGGAACGTTGATAGCAAAGTAAGGGATATCGTTATCCATTGCGTAATCAACAATAGTTTCAAGTGCTTCAATATTATTCTTAGTTGATGCTGGAAGTTCAACGTAAGTAATACACCCTGCGTTTGAATAGTTTACCAACTGAGCTTCAATATCAATCTTTTCAAACGGTGTCATCTCCTCCCATACTGGAACGTGAATTGAATTTGTGAAATAGCATTTCTCGTGTTTATTAAACATTATCTGCTTATTTTCATCGTATACTATATTACCATGTTTGTCTTTAACAGGTAAATTAATATATGTTACATTTTCAACATCACCATACTTGTCCTTAAATTTCTTCATTGCCGTGTAGCATAAATTCTCAGCAGGAGTATAATATACGCCGAAGTTAAGTTTATACTTATTCTTGTATTCTGCAGCTCTCTTATGGAATAAGCCTTCAATTTCTTTTGCAAAAGCCATTCCCTCTTCAGAAACTTGATTTGTACCAATTAATATTTGAAGAGTTTCAGCAAGACCTAACTGACCTATTGCTAATGTTCCGTGCTTTAATGCTGAACGTATACCTTCTTCCTCTTTGTAACCAAGCATTGTGTTATTTTCCCACATAAACTTAGCTGAAGCAGGACTTTGCTTACACATCCACTCGAATCTTTCAAGAAGCATATCCTTAGACTCACTTATCTTCTTGTCAAGAAGTTTCATAAATGCTTTCTTAACATCATCCTTAGTATATTCTGTACCTTCTAATGATTCTTTAACTTCCATCGCCAATGTCGGCATAATAACTGTAACTGGTGCAAGGTTGCCACGTCCATCTTTAATCTGTGGATTCTGGTCCTCTTCAGCGTTAATGTCTTTACCATTATATGTGCGACACCCCATCGTGGAAGTATAAGTACGTGGGTCATTCTTATCATATCCCTCATTAACTGTCCAGTCAACATTAACATAATTTGGGTAAATACGCAAAGATGTTGATTTGAGTGCCAACTTATAAAGGTCATAGTTAGGGTCACCTTCTTTTCTATTAACACCCTTCATACATTGGAAAATACTGCAAGGGAATATGGCTGTCTTATGGAATTTACCTACACCCTTAATAGAACCTTGTAAAAGAGCTTGAATTACTAATCTACCTTCTGGAAGTGTACATGTACCATAGTTAATAGAAGTAAATGGTAGCTGATTACCGCTTCTACTTTGCAGTGTATTAAGATTATGATACATTCCTTCAACAGCTTGATTTAATTCATTAATCGTATCAAATAAAGCACTTTGATAAAGTTTAGCGTCCAACTTATCTTTATTGTCAAGTCTGAAATCCTCTTCTGAAAGACCAGTTTCTTTAAAGAACTTATCTTTGTAATCATTAATTAATTTATCAATAGATGTTCTTTCTAAGCCTTTTTCATCCTTATACAATTCTGAAGATACTTTTGCAATATCTACATCATAGAATGAATCACTTTGCTTAATATATGCATTTATATAATGCTTCATAAAGCTCTTTCTGAAGAACTTAACCATAGTCCAATCTAAGTGACTACCACTTACTCCACCAAACTGCTGCAAAGACTGTAACTGGAAAATAACGGCTACTAATTGAAATGCAGTGTTTAATGAATTTGCTGGACGTACATCTGTCTGCCTTGTATTAAAACCATTGTTAAGTAAGTCATCTAATGGACTTGTTAAACAATTTGTCATACCAACAGCATAAGAATCTAGGTCATGTATATAAATTTCATTATTTTCATGATTACGTCTTGCTTTTCTACTCATACAAAGGTCGAGAGCATATTTCTTAGTAACAAGGCGGCTTGCTTCTCCCATTCTACCTCCAAATGAATATTCGTCAACGTTTGCATTTTGATTCTGTACGTCTTCGGCTAATAATTTTTTTCTTATATCTTTTGTAAGTTTTGATTGATTTTCACGTACAAGTTTATGAAGATATCTGTAAATAATGTAAGATTTTGCAACTTCCTGAAAATCAGAAGACATCAAACAGTATTCTACATTGTCTTGTATGTCTTCTACATCAACAGTAATATCATTTTCTTCCTTATATTTTTCCTTTAAACAATTCAGAATATCAATAACAGCATTTTTCTTTATATCATCAAAGTTTCCTTTTTTAGTTGCTTCGATATGTTTCTTACATGAATCAAAAGCACTTTCAATTGCTTTCTCAATTTTTCCAAAATTGAACTTTTCTACAGTATTATCTCTTTTACGAACTAACATTATTTTATTGTCTATTTTTATTATTTTTTTTATTAATGATATCATTAGTCTACCAACGTTGTAGAAATAAATATGATATATTTTATGTTTCGATTAAAAAAATCTGACCATTATCATGCAAATTGCAGATAGTCAGTCAGATTAATTTTTAAAATTTTTTTATACCATTTATATTAATGTTTATTTTCAAAAACTTGCTTGGCAATATTGCTTGCAAAATCTTGTTTTTTTACCTGTTTTTCTTTATCCCATTGTGAAATACTATCCACAACACTGGCATTATCACAAGATATTCTACATGTACCATTGTTAAATTCAATACCATCAAAAACTTTTCCAGCTTTACCAGCTCTATTTTTCAAAATAGCTATTGTTGCTTTATTATCTTCAATATCTTCTATAGTTCTTGCAATAGACATTACGACATGAGCAACTTGGATTTTCTTAAATGACCCACCAGCCTTATCCATTGTTACTAAGTCTGCATTTACTGAATCTTTTGTGCCCTGTAAAGGAATCCAGAAAGCCATGTCAAGTTCCCCTGCCATTGCTTCAAACTTTCTCATAGTTTTTCCTTCTTTTTCCCATTCGCTTTGATTATTAACATCACCTTTGTGCTCAAGGCATTCAAAATAGTCTACAATAACAAGGTCAGGTCTAAAGCCATTATTTACCTGCTTCTTTATATATCTTTCAATATCCCATGCTGTTTTTTCTCCGCTTGGGAAACGGTTTATTCTAAGATTCTTTTCCAATTCAGGAAAATCTTCCTTATAATGACTTAGTTGCTCTCTAACTCCATCTATATATTCTGTTTTACTAAGGTCTTTAGCCTCAACATTCATGATACGAGCAATATGCTTACGCTGAATTTGTTTAACTCTATCCTCGAATACAATCTGAAGTACCTTATACCCATTAGCAGCTGCGAATCCAGCTATTGCTGTTGTCATAGATGTATTATGTGTTACAATAAAGTTATCTGTAAGATATAGATGTGACTCTGAGTCGACCATAATACACTGTCCATCACATACACAACTTGGAGATACTGATGTAATATAACGTCTACAATCGTTTGGCGTTGGATATACAACTTTATCCTGTTTTTCTTTTATTCCAAATATTTTTACATCT